CATAGTAGATGCTGCTGCTTCAGCTCCCATCTCCTTAGCGATGTTAGATGCTTGCCCTAAGACTTGCGGAGTGCGTCGCAACGCTTGCGCTAGTTGTAACGCCGAGTTTGTCTTTGGCGTAGGTGCGACAGCCACATTATATTGTCCTCCACGTGCTGCTGTTGGAGATAACGCTGGTGTTCCTAGGTCTAGTTGTACTTGTTTACGCATTATTATTTAAGAGTTGAATAAGTGGACATCCCTGTTTGAGCACCGCTGATAGCGGCCCCAAGGTAATCAGGCTTTTCGATAGGCTTGTTGATACGAAGCATGTTGTTAGTGAAACCAAGGCCAGCGTTTTCGAGCTGCATTGAGCGTCCTACATCGTTCATCTGTAGCTGTTGCTGTGTAGCAAAGTTGTATTCAGCTTCTTCTCGTGTCAGATCATTAATAAGAGCATCAACACTAAGTCCTGCTACTCCTGCCTCACCAGCGCTTACTCGTGCCGTTGCTCGTGCTTCACGGGCTTTCCTAGCGGACGCATTAACACGCTGTGCTGCTGCAACTTCCTCTTGTCCTTGCTGGACACGCATAGAGGATACCTCTTGAAGATAACGCTGACGTTCTGCTGCCGAAGCATTTGCTTGGACTTTCGCTTGGGTCTTTGCTTGTTGCTTTTGACCATGGATCTGAGCACCCATTGATGCGATGCCGAGACCTGCTGCTGTTACTATTTCACACATATTATTTAGAGGGGATTATAAATTCAAAGAAGGGTTGATTGCTAAAGGTAAGTTTACGAATGAAGATTGCTCCACAGAATTTGAGCCACTTTAGGGCTACGTGGTTATCCTCATGGACAAAGTTAAAGGTTGCGCCATAAGGCTTGGTTAGTCGTTGAGTCCACTCACGGGACGCTTTAAGGAAGTCATAGGCGTTATCAGAAACACCATCAGTGCCTAGACACCAGATGTACGCTTGGTTCTCTACTTGACCTACACCGAACATAGCAAAGGGAACCCCTTCACCGTCTAAGGCTGTCAGGGTAACGTCATCACTCTCAAGAGCACTCAAGAGTGACTGACGGGGCTCGTGGCCCATACAAGCTATCTCCACTTGGTCTGCTTTTCGCATATAAGGATAGATACGCTCTACGTGCTCGTGGGTAGCAACAACTACCTTACAAGACCCATTGGTACTTAGTATTTTATCCATATCGGTTAGAGCGGGAGTGAACAAAGGATTCAAACTCGGCGCTCTGGAATGTACTCGGAAGAGCACTCTCGTTTTCAATGGTGATGGTTGTATCCTGTGGCTTAGTGAACACAGGGAAGCGATAGAAACCACTGTCGAGGCTAAGGGAACCTAGTACAGATGAACCTACAACATCAGGCGTGAAGATGTTCTCGTAGGTATCACGGAACTTAGGAGTTACCTTTACCTTGAAGTAAGCTGATTTGTCGTAGTACAACGAGCCGTTACGGATCATCATCTTAGCTGCATTAGAGGGACTCTTACCATTGCCTGCTTTGGCTTTGAAGAGTTGCTCAGAGAACGTATACTTCATTGTATAAGGGATACCTACCCAGACGTCTGTATCGGATGACACAGGACTGCTAAGGGTGACTGTAGAGCCGCTATTGGTGCAGTTGAGGGATAAACCATCAGTCGTATAGACTTCCACTGAGTTGTCCGCTGGGGTGTACGGCAGGGTGATTGTAGAGGCGCCATTAGTGACTGTGACTGCTACTCGGTTGTCGAGGTGAGTAACATAACCAGCAGCGTCCGATAGACCAGACTCCAGAGGCATCTCTACGAGGTTGGTTTCTCCGTTGTTGGTGATGACTGCGTAGAGAGTAGACTCAATGAACTCGATACCTCGTATCTCACCCGTGAAGGTAAACTTCGACCAAGCACTAAGGACTTTCTGGTTGTTGTTCCAGAAGTAATTGTAGATATATAGAGAACCTTTTTCCTCACCACTGAGTAACACAATCATGTCCTCCGAGGTGGTTCCCGCCATATCAATAATGTTTTTAGGGATGTAAGCAGGAACGTGTTCAGTGACCTCAGTGGAATCGTAATTATCGGTTGAGGCGTTTACAGTGAACTCTCGCATACCTGTAAAGGCTCCACGAGTGAACGGGAAGTATATATAAGAACCTAATGGAAGAGGGTCTACTTGGGCTTCAAAGCTGAAGTTAGTAACTGGAGTGACGCTGACTGTCTTAGGTGTTAGAATATCACCACCCTTTAAAACAAACTGTCCATTATCAGAAAACAATATGAGGTTCTCTTGGAAGCCTTTAGCGGCTTTCAGGCTAGTGACTCTACTGCTAGATACTGAAATATCAATAGGGTCTGAGTCTAACAGAGACGCAACAGTAGTTCGTCCTAAATTAAATGTAACCGACCCATCCGTAGAAGATGTTCCAAAACCACTTTCAGTCATAACTACGTTATCACCGCTCAGAAATCCAAGGCGATTTTTGAAGAAGAACATACCACTAATGTTTTGGTTTTGAAACGAAGGTAGAGGGTTACTTTTGTCATCGCCCGCGACTCTGTCCAAATAAGAAGCCTCTTTAAAATCAAAGGCGTTTACACCGTAATTTACTAATACATGAGGCATTGTGCTTGCATCTATTCCTCTTACAATATCGTTGCCAACAGTTTCTACATAAGCCCCTTTACCAAAATTAGAGCCGTCCGCTGTTTCAAACTGAGTATAATAATCATCTTGAGCTAACTCAGCGTCTCCTACAATTTTAACTTTAAATCCGTTTTGATTTCTTAAAGGTAGATTAGATATTGTGTCTGTAGCTTTGTAGACGGCTGTCATACCAGAGTCGCCTAGAGAGTCTGTAGCTGTGATATTGAAGTCATACTCGATATCAGGGTCGTCTCCCGTTTCACCATCATATGTTAGAGTTAGTAAAATACTATTACCGTTCCTTACGACGGAGAAGTGATTATCAAACTCATCTGATACCGTAGAACCAGAAATCATTTGGACTTTCATCCGTTCTGCAATGTTATCCGTGTTGGCGTGTATGCTAGCGTTATCGCTACCACTCGTAGCCTTGGCAGTCAAAGAGGCAACAATAGTATCGACGGTCGATCCTCCATTAGTAACAGTTATGTTTGGGGGGATGATACCTATATTTGCTTCATTATAAGAATGAGTAGCGCTGCTTCCTCCTCCTGATAATACCTGCTCTATTGGGTCTCCTTCAAAATCTCCTCCTGATACTACAGTAACTCCAGTTACCACTCCCCCTACAACGGTTACAGAGAACGTAGGGGACGTGTATATGGTGTAGTTTGAGGCTAACTGAATCTGAAAATCAGAGGGTACGTTAGTGCCTCCGCTCACAACTGTTACCGACGAAACGAGGTGTTTATAGTAGTTTATATGCAGCTCATAAGAGTCGTCGCCCTCGCTATAAGTGTCATAGTTATAGGGAGTCGTGTTTATAGTAAGTGTAGGCGCTACATAACCTGAAACAGAGCTTGTTGATATAGGAGCCTTTGCTGTTACGTTTACGTCTACCGTGTAATCTTTTGTATACCCTCCTTGGATGATAGTTACCAAGGCTTGTTTGACGATGCCTGCTGTTTTAGTTGTAGAAGGTAATACCGTTTTCTTGTTATTTAGAATAAGTGTAGTATCGGAAATCGTAAGTGCTTTTAAAATAGTTCTAGGATTAACAACATCTAAGTAACCGCCTGACACGGTAAAACCTCCAGTAGAGCCGTTGATTGTAGCTTCTACCCCACTAATAGTATTGTAGGCGTGCATCTTAGAGCCATCATGAATAAGAACATACTTCTCTGAGTCACTGCGATTAACAAAGTGAACAAAACTGTTCTCATCAATAGCCTCCTCTAACAACCTAGCAACATGCCGAGTGTTAGGGCGTTTCTTCAAGCCTTCTGCAACAGAGCTAAGAGCGTTTTCCTGCTCCTCACATTGTCCATCAAAGCGTGTAGCATCAGGTTGTTGAGAGACACCTTGGATAAGGTTGGGAACACTGGTGTTAATTAAAGCCATTATGTAAGGTCGTAGTTACGGTTAATACCAATTCTGGAGACTACGTCGTAGTTGTCAAATATAGTCCGATCAGAACTGCCACTATCGAAGTCCATGAGAGCTGCATAAGCTTTGTATTCATCACGAGCGATAAGGGCTTCTAGTTCACGAGAGCCAATGATGCGCCCTTGGAACACACGAGAGGCACGCAGTACAATATAGCGGCGAGCTGGTTCTGGTAGAGAGTCCCAATCTAGGAGACGTGTTTGGTTCACTTTGAGATCCTTGGTGAACACTGTGGTGTTATTAGAACGATCAAAGAGATTTAAACCACGCTGTACGACATCTATTGAGGTGTCGATTGGGTCTAGCTCAAGGATGTCCTCTGATAAAGTTATGGAGCCATCCCCAGCAGGGCTTAGGGTGACGTTTACTTCTGTGTTGAATTGCCAACCCTCTGACTGAACGGAACGACTAATCTCATCAAGAGCAGAGATAGCAGTAGCAGCGGAAACAGGGAGTGCGTTGGTGTTACTGATACTGTTCACAGGGCTTTCGCCAATGTGTCCTAGCATCGAATTAACTGCTTCTAGTTTGGAGGTCAGAGTGGGCATATTACTTCTTTGTTAAATAGTGAATGGCGGCTTTTAGGCGCTCAGGGTTGTCTTTGAAAAGTCCAAGACCAGTGTTACAGGCACTACAGAGGAGACCTCTAACGGCTCCTGAGGTGTGACAATGGTCAACGAATAAGTGTTTGTGAGTTTCTTCTTGGGTCGGGGATGGCGTGTCAGTACCACAGATAGCGCAAACACCTTTTTGGGATTCTAGGCGGGCATTATATTCATCTGCATTAATCCCATAAGTGCGGTTGAGATCATTGCTACGTCTACAAGCCTTACACTCACTGCGTAACTTACCAGTCTTATGACTGTGAACATGGTATTCGCTGAGGTGCTTGTCCTCTTTGCAAATGCGACACTGTTTAGTTTCTTTCAAATAGATAGTGGGTTGTGTGGTTTAAAAAGAGCCCCAAGGGGATTGTCCCAAGGGGCTCCGCTTAATTGTTAATTACTATGCAGGAAGAACCTTCACAGCACATTCTGGCCTCAAAGCGCCGTGGCCCATTGCGTATTTAGCAACGAACAATGTACCTTGGCGTTGGATTTGGTACTCAGACTCAGTAGCCAAGTCGAGCAACTTAACAGTACCGATAGCTTCCTTAGTACCTGCAAGGAATCCCTTAGCAGATGCTGTACCGCTAAGAGCGGAGAAGTCACCATTGTAGCCAGCACCGCCAGCACCGAACACGTCATTGTTTGCAGCACCGTCATCAGTTGCAACAGCAGATGCGTCACCAAGAGAGATAACGCTATCAAGGTGGTTGCTCTTGAAGAGGTTGATACCAGCGACCTGAGCGATCTTACCAGTTGCAACATTACCTACACCACCTGTGTCACGATTGATCGCAACATTGTCAGAAGTGAGGAGAGTGTAGTACTGAGAAGGAGTCAGAACTGCGAAACGACCCTCGTCTGGAGCGTCTTTCTCGTCAAGCGAGCGAGCAACAGCGTAGAGCGAGTCAACAAGACCAGCAGCAGTGTCAGTAGTAGCACCAGAGATGCTTGTACCGCCATTACCACCGATAGGCGATGTACCACCAGCAGCAGCGAAGAGAGTCTTCATTGTTGCGATGTCGAAGCGCTTAGCAAGAGCCTTACCGAGTTCCTTAGCGTAGATGCTACGGACGTCGTAGTGGTTCTTAAGCTCATCGATATTGGCGATGAATGTCGAAGCAATCAGAACGTCATCGATGTTGATGGTGCGCTCAGCGTGCTTGATGGTTGATAGGTAGCTGTTAGAGCTGTCCACGATGTCTTCACCGACAGTGTGGTACTTAGCGTCAGCAACACCTGTAACAGGGAACTGAGCTGTTTTACCAGACTGAATGGTGCGAACCATGTGGAGGTCTTTCATGATGTTCTGCTCCTCGAAGGTTGTCAGGATTTCTCCCGAGAACACTTTGAGAAAGAGACTATCGACGTCTCCAGAACCGTTTACTTGTCCCAAACGGGACGGACTTGTATTAGCCATTATATTATTTCTATTTTTGAGTTAGTTTACTTGGAGTAGCTCCCAGAGTGGGGACTACAGTTGGTTGTTCTTACTCGCTTGGTTCACTGCTAGGTTATCCTCCTCGGAGGGCAAAGCTGTTACTTCTTGCAGTTGGGAACGAAATTGGTTGATGATAGGTAGAGCCTTTGCTCGATACCTGTTTAGATTGATTTGCTTCTGGTCATTGATGGGATTATCTACGCGCTTCCAAGCACTACCTCCACCATTCCAGATGAACAGCATGTGGTCAGCCGTAGGTGTAACACCAGAGGCTTGTATGTGCTTCGCATAGTGCTTCAGAACAGCATAAGCGACCCTCTGGCCGAACGCTGGGTCAAATACGTCCGTATGGGAGGCTTTAGAACCAGTAATACGGTTGTAATCGTCCACCATTACCTTGTGTATCTGGTAGTGACCATAAGCAGCCCCGTTGTCGCCCACTATTGTGTGAGGACTATCAGGGTAGACTTCCCACTGAGGGATTAACTTAACGAAGTCTTTAAGGGTTATTGAGGTGTCCGCTTGGCAGCACCCGAACAACAAAAGGGATAGGACTATTAGTTTACTTAACACTG